TCTTCGTGCAACCCATAAGCTGTTGCAGTCATTCTTTTGCTGTCAGGAGACATAAACCATTTGTTCTTATCAGCCCACTCTTTAGCCTCTGGGTCAACTTTAGGTGCTTGTTGAACAGGTTGCTGAGGAGCTTGCTGAGGAATTTGATTCCTAAACTGTTGGTTATACTGAGCTTGTTGTTGAACCTGTGCTTGATGCTGAGAAATATTATTTTCATACTTTTCAGCTTCTGCTAACTCCGCTTGAGCCTTATATAAAGCTTCTTGAGAGTTAACTACAGTATCAGTATCACCTTCCTCGTAAGCCTTGCGATAAACAGATTTTGCATTTTCAAGCGTCATCTGCGCTTTTGCTTTTATCTGAGAAACTAAAGCAGACTCACCACGCTGAATGATTGATTCGTACTCTTGATTCTTATTGTTAAGAGTCTGAGTTACACGAACTGCCTCATCACGCATTCTTTCAGCGGCTTCTCTTTGCCGCCTTTCTTCATTCTGTTCATAGCGTAACTTATTTATACGCTTCTGAACCTTGTCGCTGTATCCTGAAAGCTCATCATCATCTGAAACTTGAGATGCTTCTGACTTTGCAGGCCTTTGATCATCAATAGGACGATCATCAACGACTTCTAATTCTATGTCGGATTCAGAATCAGAAACTTTTTCAGATTCTTTTTTTCCAATTTTGGTTTTAACGCCAAAAAACTTTTCCTCTGAACTTGTTCCTTCAGGGAATTGATGCTCGTTATTTTCTACTTCTTGATTTAATTCACTCATACTTTACCTATGCCTCTTGGGTCTTGGACTACAGCTTCTACGCTGTCATCGTTAATTAAACGAAACTCTTTCCCATGCACTTTAAAGCGAGTGCCTGAGTAAGATCGCATAACAATCCAGTCACCTTCCTTACAGAAAGCTCCCGATGGGAATCGTTGAGGATCAGAGTAAGAGTCTGGGCCAAGTTCTAGCACCATCCCTACAATTGAACCCACTTCTTCTTCTTGCAACGACTTGGCAGATTTAATAATTCCGCCATCGGTTTTTTCTTCTGGTTCAGGTAAAGCAATCAATATTTTATACCCTTTCGGGCTAGGCAATTGACTAGCCTTTTCTCCTTTATCATCTTCCTTTGCTAATGATTTACTCATTAGTTACCACCTTTTGCACTGGAAAATAGCGTCCAGAGTCGCTGTGCATCGCCTTATGCGATGAATTACTCAGCTTCTAGTCTATCTTTTAAGTCTAGAAGCTCTCTTTCTGCAAGGGCTAAACCCTCTATAACTCCGCAACACTTTGCGTATTCGTTATAATCTTTACATGCGCCACCTGAAACATGGTCGCTTATATCGTTCATTTGTTTTCTAAACTGATCTCTTAGATACTCAAATGAGTTGTTTGATGATCCGCTCATATTTTAGTATCCGTCATCGAGTCAACAATTTCACGGCCTATCTTAAAACCGTCAATCTGATCCTTAGAAGCAATTCTTCTTGATTCCAATTGCTCTCTAACATTGTCCTCAGCAATCTTGACAGCCAACTTAGCCTTTTCAATTTCAGCTTGTTGGTCAAGCTTCTGCCTGTCAAAGTCTGCCTTAGACTGAGCCTTAGCCATTTCAAGTTGCATCTTAGCCTGATCAAGTTGAGTTTTAGCCTGTGCTTGCATTTCTTTAATCTGCAATTCTTTCTGAGCCATTTGAACAATAGGGTCTTGTTGTTGCTCTTTGGCTTTCTGTTGCTGTTGTTCTTGTTGATTCTTGCCCTTAAGCTGTTCTGCCGCAGGAGCCACAAGTCTAGATATTCTTAACTCAATATCTTCTGGTAATGATTCGCCTTCTGGCGGCAATTCAACACCAAGCTCTTTTTCAATCTGCTGACGATAAGTAAACGCAAGGTGATCTTGAAGGTGAGATGCCATAGCCGCCTGCATTGCTTTAGCGTTTGGACTCTTACCTGCAAGGTCTTGTATTTTAGGGTCTTCCATAAATGCCATGTGAGTCTTAATGTGTGCTTCATGGTCTTGATAGATAAAGGCCTTAACAGGTTCGCCTCTAAGAATATTCATATTCTCACTAACTGGGTCTGTTGGCTTCTGATCTTCATCTCTTGGAATAATTTTATCAGCATCACGAATGTTAAGAACTTCAAGCATTTGCCTATGAAGCAAAGGAAGATCATACATCTCAGGATTTTGCTGAGATAACTGCAATGCGGCCTGATATTGCATGATTCTTTGCGCCATAGTGCCTGAATTAGGGTCACTTACGGCAATAACATCGACTCTTCCATCAAAGTCTTCTCTTACTACAGAGCCTTCTTCAGAGGAATATGGGTAGTCTGTAGGGCCAAAATCGTAAACAATCTTTGATAATAGGCGTAATTCCTTACGCATTGAAGCGTGAAGTCTTGCCTGAACCGCACTCATCACCTTCATAGATCGCTCTAGAATAGCAAGTGTAGTTCCCACAGGAGCTTCAGAATTCATGTCTGCCGCCTTTACGTCTGCGGCTGATGCAAACCTACGGCCTTCCTCTACAATGTCTCCCATAAGCTGATACAGGACGTTGCTTGGCTCTTTGTAAGGCAAGAAGCTAATATTATCTCGGATTGCACCTGAAGGAACATCAACATCTCTAAATTCTCCGGGCATTATTGGTGTGTCATCACCCTTAATACGTAACCCTCTAGATTTCAGGCCTCCGGGAAGATTGCTCAGTGTTCCTGCATCAACTAGCTGACGCAACAAAGATGTTGCAGACTTAGCAAGCCCACCAATCATGTGGATTAAACCAAATCCATAAAAACCAAGTCCGGGCATGTACTGATAATGAACGAAATGCTCTCGCTTCATTCTATTATCGTCATCTTCGTAGTAGTTTCTTCGTATAGAAAGAATTTTTCTTGAGCTTAAGTCAATGCTTACAACATAAGGAAGCTGTATTCCGCTTTCTTCTCCGTCAATAACATCTTCAAACCCAACAAGATCAAGATCAACTTGCATCTCTAGTATTGTGTGACGAGAATCGTTGTCATAACCTGACGAATTACCTGTTAACTCGTTATATTTATGCTCTATCTCATCAGTGTCATCACTAGCAGTACCTATATCGACATCAGAGTAGAAGCCAGATACTTGCAACTTCCTGACTTCATTGCTTGTTCTTTTCATTATGTGCGTTGCACGTTCGCAGGTTACTAAGTCAGAAGCTCCATAGCTAACAACAAAGTCCTCAGCGGGTACAAACATACTGCAAGGGCGACCCATATTAGGATCAAAGTATACTTTTCTAAAGGCTGAACCTGCTAAAGGCAGTGAAAACAATAATCGTTCAGTCTCTGACCTATACTCAGTCATTTTTTCAGTAACTAAGTAGTTTAAATAATCTTGCACTCTTCCTGCTTGCTTCTCTTTGTCAGCATCTATAACGCCTACGATAGATGTTCTAACTGGGCCTCTTGCAGGAAATAGCTCTTGTATTGATTGAGACTGAAACTTTATAACAGATTCGGTTAGTAGTGGGTGAAATACGCCACATGCACCATCCCAAGGGGTTGTTCGATCCTCATGCTTAAGGCCTAGAAGCTCTAGCCCTTCTACATAAGTCCTTTCCCAGTCTGAGCGACTTTCCTTATCTGACTTAAATGACGATATAAGATCACCTGCAATTAAGGTAAGCTCTTTGTCCTCAATATATTCTGCTAAGTTATCATCAAAAGGGATTTCTCCCATAGGGTTGCTTTCACCCTCAAAGTCAAACATCAAGCCTCCATCAGGAGTCTCAACAGAAACAGAGTCAGGATTGACTATCTCAATCTCTAAAGCACCTTCAGCTTCTTCAGCCGTAAGTTCTTCAGGGGTTACTAGGGGCTTATCAATTGCCACTTAGCCATTCTTCCTAAATGCTTGAGGACGAGCCGCACCGCTTCCGCGAGCAACAGTGGCTTCACCACCTTCTTTCATGGCTTTTACCTTATTCATACCTTTGTTTGGATTCATAAGCTCACCACCACCCATGTAGCCAACAGGTTC